GATTAAGGTTTATAAGTTAGGCCAATAAACTTGTAACAATATGCTAATTACAAACTAAACCCAAAGCAGTAACCTATCAAAACAATAAAAACGAGGTGAAAGCCATGGAACAACTGATAGATGAGCTAAAGCAGGCGGTTAAGTTTTACGCAGACAGAGAGAATTATTTTAAAAAGGAGTGCGCAAGTACAGGTATTACCCCGATTCAAGATGATGAAGGTATGAGAGCTGAAACAGCACTACAGCTTATTGAAGACCTTGAGGAATTAATTGGGGTGCAACATGGCTAGGATGATATTTCCTCTGTGTATGTTGCTAGGCTGCATCGTGTACTTACTATGGCCTAAAGATGAGTTAGTACCGGCTAATCATATGCCAAAGTACGATAATGCTGGATTGCTAGAAAAAGCGTGTGATTCTACTGGGTATTACTGCCCTAGAATTGCTAATCATGGGGATTGGGATAAATAGCCCATAGCTAAACGGTTTAAAGGAGCTTAGTGTATGGAGATTCGATTTAATTACATTGTTATGCGCATTTTGATGTACCCAGTGTTTCACTTGTGGTTGAAGCGCTTGATAAAGCAAAGCTACAGGATGCGAGCAATTAGCGCAATTTGCCGCGAATATGGGGTAGCTCCATGCACGCCGGATGGAATTGATTACAAAGATGAATGGTATTGGGCTGATTACATAAGCTCAAAATATGGCTATCACGTTGAGTATAATGCTTCTATTGATAAGTGGATTTGGAAGCAGCTACATACTGACAGCTAACCCTTCTATTTTGCGGCTCGTCAGAGTCCGAAAGAATGGGCTGTTGTACGAGACATTGAGGAAAGATTATGGATATTGAAAAAGTAAGTTTGGCAGTACAGATTGAAGGTAAAGCATACTTTGTTGCACTTGATAGTGACAAATTGCATTTACTTGTACAAATGGCTCAAGGGCTTTCTGACAACGGAAAAATAAACGTAATACCCGCACCAGAAGGCTTTGAATTTAAGCAGATTAAAGACGTATAACCCCAAGCTAGCCGGAGAACGGAAATGAGTGAAGCGAATTGTAGTGAGTCCGAGTTGAGCGCCTTGTTATGTTTGATTAAGCAGCGCAAAGCCTTGGTCGATTGTGAAATATCAGACTATGCTACAGAGAACGAAGGTAATTTAGTAAGCGCAAACTTAGATATTTTGATTAAAAAGAAGCAGGCTTATGAGTGGGTTATATCAGACCTACAACAACACGATAGACGGCGCACAGCGTCCGTTTGATTAAAGGGTTATAGATATGAAGGTGGATAGTACAGTACTAATAGAGCTGGATAATAGAGAGGCGGCGGCCCTAAAAAGAATCCTTGGCATTGTCACGGTTAAGCAGTTAATGAGTGGATATGAATTAGAAGAATTTGAGGCTCAGGTCGACGCTTCTTTAGCAGGTAGATTGCATGGACTTATCCCAACTCCTGATAGTGATGATATAGACTAATTGACTTGGTAGTTTTTGCCAATTACAAGGCTCATTAAATCCGGATAATAGGCTATATCAACTAAGGAGATAGTCATGAGAATCGAACTACACACAAAAAACGATATAGTTGTTTTAATGGATGAGCGATATATTGATGAGTCTACCATTTCGGATGCACTGGATATTATCGTGCAGTTTGACGCATTAACCCTAGCATCAAATAAAGATGATGACGAAATATGGCTAGAGATCAATAATAAAGGTATTGGATATAAAGAAATTGAAGCGGAAAGCGAATTGATTGAATTTTACAAAGAGTTGCACAGTGAGTAGTTTTGAAGAAAAAATGTATAAGCCATTAGATAAGCTGGTGAAGGTTCAAGCCAGCTTCATCCATGAGCTTGAAGGGGTAATAAGGGCGGTATCTTCACTTCAAAATCAAGGTAGGTATGAAGAGGCAAAAGCTCTAACCAATGGTTTCCTTGATGGGCTTAGCAATAAAGAATAAAAATGTTAGAATCGGCCTATAAGTCACACATAGGCCAGTAAAATGCCATATACAAAGAAAAAACCCGCCAAAAAGCCATCAAAAAAGCCCGCTAAGTCTAAAATAGCTGGGGCTGGTGGAAACGGTAAGCAGAGAAAGAAACCGAAAGGCGCTTATGCTTGATTTAAGTTTTAGTATTATTTCCCCTGTACTTCTTTTTGTTGCGACACTGGTAACGGCATTAAAGGGTCAATGGCATCGTGTGGCGTGTGCTTTTTCGATTATTCTGCCTACCTATGTTCATTATAAGTATTTTGATAATGCGGATGGATGGGTCTATTATGGCACTGCCTTTTCCGCATCCGCTATAACCTTGGCACTTCTTCAGCTTGTAAAGCCAAATAAGCAGCACAGTCAATTGGTTGTCCATCTTCAAGTGATCTCTATATGCCTAATGATTATTAATCTATTGGGCTATGTGATGTGGTACACATATCTACCCCCTCAATGGTATAATGCTTTCGTACTAGCCTTTGCATTAGCGGAAGTTGTAAGGCTTTTCTTGCATACGGATGGCGATAGAAAAGATGGAACCGATGGGGTTTATTACAGTTGGATTAGTCGCCATAACGATAGCAACTTGGGTAGTCGTGGATAATATACGTGTCAGAAGCAAAACAACAAATATTAGAAGCGGTCATAAACAACCCTAAGTCAGCAGGGGCGGCAGTAGGGTTTTGGGGGGCGTTTTTTGCTGACACTACAGTGATTCAGGCGGCCAATGTGTATATCGCTTTTATTGGTGGCTGTCTTGGATTGATATTGACCAGTCTATTGATTTACAAGAATTTCAAGCAGATTAAAGAGAGTTAGCTGGACGGCAGACCGGCGTTTATCCCTGTAACGGAATCTGACCGCATTATCGAGGTGCAATATGTCAAAAGAGCGCGCAGGTGAAGTATTTGAAGGGTATAACAAGCCAAAAAGGACGCCGGATCATCCTACTAAATCCCATGCAGTGCTGGCAAAAGATGGCAATACTGTAAAGTTGATTCGATTTGGCCAGCAGGGTGTTAAAGGTGCCGGAAGCAATCCTAAAACAGAAGAAGAAAAGGCACGCCAAAAATCATTCAAAGCCAGACATAAAGAGAATATCGACAAAGGTAAGCTGTCAGCGGCTTATTGGGCAGATAAGGTAAAGTGGTGATGCTATGCCAGTAAGAAGGGTGAAAGACGGCTGGAAGTGGGGAGATAAAGGCAAGACCTACCCCACTAAGAAAGAAGCGGAGAAGCAAGAAAAGGCCGCATACGCCAATGGTTACAAAGGCGATAAGAAAAATTACAAAATGTGGTAAAATAATTTCATATATGACCTAATCTTAAGGGTGAGGTGATTATATGAAAAATGCTAAGCTGATGGCCGCTACGGTTATGACAATCTCTGTAACTGGCCTGATTACAAATGTACCCTTAATGGAAATAGCCCAGTACTGTGGCATAGCAGTAGTATCTCAAGGGTTTATATGGGTAAATCAATAATGTTTACCGAAACATGGCTAAGGCAGTACAGGGAAAGGAAGCACTTGCTAGACCCTCGATATGTAGCTGAGATAGAAAAGGCTATAGCCGAAAGCAAGAAGAAAAGGAAAAAGGAATAGTATTATGTCATCTTCACCAATTGAAAGCTTTATAGCCCTTGGACAGGGTTGGTCAGCGGGTACTGGGGATATTGAGATAGCAGCCGGTGCCAGCTATTACGTTGGTATTCGTGTAGGGGGTACTGAATTATCATTCGTTGAAACATTGGTATCCACTAACTCTAATGATTTACTGATAAGTATCTATAGGGTTGATGATTTTACAGGTGGAACCCTTTTAACCCCTGTAAACCGAAACGACTCATTCAGAGGTAAGATTAACCCAACCTTTAGTGGTCATATCAATACAACGCCAAGTGCTATTATCCCGTCCAATATCTTTACTAGGGCTTCATTAAAGTCTGGACGATTTCAGGCGGTAACAACTGCTATTAACGCTAACGCTGATATAGTATTCGCTAAAGATTCAAAATATGTCGTAGAGTTTAAGAATAGGGATAATGCGACCCGAGAGGTTGATTTTAGCGCCGTTCTTTATTGTCCAGTAAACACACAGAGCTAGTATGCTAACAGAGAAACAAGAAGCCTTTTGTATTGCGTATTGCGGGGAAGCCAAAGGGAATGCCTCAGAAGCTTATCGTATGGCTTATGATGCGGAGAATATGAAGCCTGAGACTATTCATCGTAAAGCCAAAGAGGTCATGGCAAACGGCAAGATAGCGGCCCGCATAAAAGAATTAAGAGAACCAGCAGTGGAAGCCCTTAATATTACCGTACAAGACCTCATAAGAGAGCTAGAAGAAGCCCGAACTATGGCAATGACTTGTGAGACCCCTCAAAGCTCAGCGGCCATTAACGCGACAATGGGGAAGGCTAAGCTACTTGGCATGGATAAGCAGGTAATTGATCACAATATTAAAATTGCTGATGATGGTTCTAATGAGTGGTAAATCTAGCTGAATTCAGAAAGCACGTTAAAACCCATTCCTCCGCTTTCGTTCCACTATTCAAAGATCAGTCCCGCTACCAAGTGGCATGGGGCGGGGCTGGTTCAGGCAAATCTCACATAGTTGCTAGAAAGCTATTATATCGCCTTCTTAGTGAATCTCACTGCAAACACAACATTCTAATCATTCGTAAGGTACAGAGAACAATCAAGCGCTCTGTGTTTTCCCTTATGAAAAACATCATATCTAGGTGGGGTATTCTGTCAGACTTTGATATTAACCAGACAGATATGACTATGGTATACCGCCCTACTGGTGCCCAGTTCATGTTTAGCGGCTTGGATGATGTGGAAAAGCTTAAGTCTATCGAGGGTGTTACCAGTATCTGGATAGAAGAGGCTACAGAACTGAATCAAGAAGACTTTGAGCAGCTCGATTTGCGTCTAAGGGGTAATACCGGCGCGCTTAAGCAAATCATACTTACACTAAACCCTATATCCGATCAGCATTGGATTAAGTCGGTATTCTTTGACAATCCCATTGATGGCGTATTCACCCTGAAAACAACCTATCTTGATAACTCATTCATAGATGATGAATACAAGATGGTGATGGAGAATAAGAAGCTTACTAATCCAAGGTATTACAATATTTATGCTCTAGGCAATTGGGGGACTGCCGAGGGGCTTGTATTTAATCGTGTTGAGCAAAGACTGATAAAAGAGGATGAGCTAGAAGGGCTAGAATGCATTCAGGGCTTGGACTTTGGGTATACAAACGACCCTAGCGCGTTCAATCAGTCTTTTGTCGATATGAAAAATAAGAAGATATTCATATATGACGGCTTCTACGAAAAAGGCCTAAGCAACGCTCAGATAGCGCAAAAGATCAAAAACAAGCAAGCGCACAAGCACAAGACTATTGCTGATAGCAGCGAGCCAAAATCAGTTGATTACATAAAAGCAAAAGGCGTGAGTATTGTCGGGTCGCTAAAGGGGCCAGACTCTATTCGTGCGGGCATTGATTTTCTACTTGAGTTTGAGATTGTCGTTAATGCACATTTAGTCGAGTTTTGGACAGAGTTTCAAAATTACTCATGGGCTAAGGATAAGGATGGCAAGACACTAAACAAGCCGTGTGATGACTTTAACCACTTTATTGACTCACTAAGGTATGCCGCCGAGCCAATCATGAGAGACAAGAATAAGCCAAAAGGCCGCAAGCTAAACCAGCAAGGTTGGTAGTTATTGCTAATGGCTATATAATAAACAAAAATTATCAAGGTTATCGCAATGATAGACTATAGCAATCACAAAGAAGTGATTAATGGACTCAAGAAATCACAAGACGCAGAAAAGGATCAGCGCGAGCACTCCCGTGAATGCGATCTATTTCTAAATAAGCGTGATGGCCAATGGGAGCCAGATATTGCGCAGAAGTTCACCCGCAATGGCCGACCTCGCTATACGTTTGATTTGTGTAACCCTGTAGTCAATACGTTGTCCGGCGCTATTCGAATGGCCAACTTTGGTATCAAGGTTCGCCCTGCCAATGATCAGGCTGATGATGACCGAGCCGAGGTACTAAGCGGTATGATTCGCAATATTGAATCAATCTCTAATGCCCAGTCTATTTACAATAATGCAGCAACCTCGATGGTTGGCACTGGCTTCGATGCTTGGATGGTCACTCAAGAATACTCTGATTCTGAATCGTTTGACCAAGACCTATTCATTCGTCCTATTAATTCAGCGGTAGATTCTGTTTATTGGGACCCTAATTCAATGCGTCAAGATCGCTCTGATTCAATGTGGGCAACCAAGCTAACCGCAATGAGTAAGGAGGCGTACAAGGCTAGATGGCCGGAGGGTTCCTGTCAGAGTGTTGCAGAAGATAGAAGCCGTTCGTCTTATTATGATAAGCCCGATCAAGTAATTGTTGGCGAGTTCTACTGGATAGAAGAGCGCCCAATTAAGCTGATTCAAATGAGTGATGGCTCTGTTTATCGTGAAAGTGAAGTGGAGCAGTACAGTGATCAATTGGCGGCCAAGGGTGTAACTGAGGTGCGCAGTCGTAATCGAGTTGAGAGGGTGGTTAAGGTTCGCCACTATGATGGTTCTGACTGGCTGAATGAAGCTAAAGAGACAGTATTTAATTGGATTCCATTAATCCCTCTTTATGGTTATTTCCGCATATCTGAGAACAAGATCACGTTTAGAGGTGAGACTGAGAAGCTACTTGACCAACAGCGCGTGCATAACTATGCGCATTCAGCAGAAGTACTTCAAACAGCATTAAGCCCGATTGATAAAATCTTCATTACCCCAGAGCAAGCGGCAGATCACGAAGACCAATTGGAGCGCATGAATCAATCGAGCGATGCGGTTCAGTATTACAATCATGTGGAAGATCAGCCTAATCCTTATCGAATGGGTACGGCGCAAACCAATCCTAATTTGGCAGTGATCGCTAACAGTACTCGACAGGCCATTATTCAAAGCTCAGGCGTATTTGCGGCCAGCATGGGGGATAACCCGTCATTGCAGTCAGGTGTGGCTATTGAGCAGCTTCAAGAGCGTGGTGATGTGTCTATGGTGCATTACTTCGATTCTATGGAAGTGGCTTTGACTCATACCGCGAGAATCTTAGTTGATGCTATCCCCAAGGCATACGATGCCACTAGACGCGTGCGTATTCTTGGTGAGGATGGTGTGCCCGAGCAGATCGACCTAAATAAAACCGTACTAGAGAATGGCCAACCCAAAGTATTGAACGACCTATCGACAGGCCGCTATGATGTAACGGTGGATATTGGTAAGTCATTCAAATCTCGTCAACAGGAATCCGTAGCAGCAATTCTAGAAATGGCAAATGTTGACCCGTCTGTCATTCAGATTGGTGCTGATATTCTGCTAAATAATGCAAGCGGGCCAAGCCTTGATTTAATTGCCCAGCGTAAACGCCTAGAGCTATTGAACGCAGGTCTAATTCCAGAAGACCAATTGACAGATGAGGAGCGCCTAAGAATACAGGAAGCGCAAGCCATTGCGGCGCAGCAACCTCAACAGCCAAGCATGGAGCAAATTGCTTTAGAGATTCAGCAAATGGACGCACAGGCCAAACTGTTAAGCGCCCAAAATAATCAGCAAAAACTCGTATTGGATGCTCAATTGAAGCAGCAAGATCAAGAAATTAAAGCCGTTCAAGGTCAGCAGAAGTTCGAGCTACAAATTCAGCAAATGCAGCAAGATATGATCTTAGCGATTGAGGAAAACAATAGAGCGAATCAAGAGCTTGCATCTAAGTTAGCAATGGATAACGAAAACATGCAGAAGACCATGGCTGAGACCATGAAGCTTATCCGTGAATCCATGGGGGCTGATGCTATTGTGACGCCAAGCGCACCGGTTGCGTATGCCGAGACAAGTAACAATTTAGCGGAATCTGAACAATAGTTGAACGCTATTAGCTATAGCCTTATAATTAGTTTTAACAATGTACGCGACATTTTCGCGGTTTAAATACTCTTTGGAGATATACATGACAGACCAGCCCAACGCTGAGGCGCTAGAAGTTTCTACAGAAGTGGAAAACGAAAGCACAAACCCCGAACAAATCGCAGATGCGGGAACTGCAAAAGAAGGCAATTCCACTGAGGAAAAGCCTGAAATTGATTACAGCAAGATTATTGCAGAAAAGGCCTATGAAGCGCGTCAAGCCAAACGAGAGAAGAAAGAGCTAGAAGAAAAGCTCAAAGCTCTTGAGGCTAAAAACGTGCCGGTAGAACCAGAAGTTCCAGAAATACCAGACCGCTATGATTTTGATAGCGACTCTGAGTACATGGAAGCAGTAAGAAAGCGTGATCAAGCATTGATTGAGCGCAATAAGTTTGAGTATTCAAAAGAGCTAGCCGAGCAAGAAAAACAAAAAGCGAAGCAAGCTGAGGAAGAAGCCAAGCAAAAAGAGCTTAGTCAAAAGGTAGAGGTTTATTCGAGCCGAGCCAAAGAATTTAATATTGAACCAAGTGAAATGCAGCACATTGGTAACGTATTAGAAGCCTATGAAATTCGTTCAGATATTGTTGAGGTAATCCTGGGTGATGAGCAAGGGCCTTTAATCGCCAAGTACTTAGCCAGCAATCCTCACGAAGTTCAGCAATTGAATGATTCGACTTGGCAAAATGGCGCTGTTATTTACAGCAAAGTAAAAGAAAAAGCCTCAGCGTTAAAACCACGAGTAACTAGCGCACCAGAGCCAGCCGAGGTACTAACCGGTGGCGCGGCTATAGGTAGCGGGGATACAAAATACAAAGTCTGGTGAGTTGCATAATGTGACTCACATAAAAATAAAGGTATGGTCACATGGCTAATAATTTTGAAAGTAACATTACTCGCAAGTTGATGGAGAAGGTTTTACCTGCTTTTGATACTGAGCGCGTAGTATCTAAAGAAGTAAACACTCAGCTTTTCCAAGGCTCTTTTAACCCGTCAACTGGTGATACCATTGATGTTCAGCGTCCTACTGATTACACGGCTTTGCGTACTGCGCAAGGTGATGTAACCGGTCAAACTCAGGACATTATTACTGGTAAAGCGAGTGCAACGGTTCAAGACTACATCACTGTTTTGGTTGATTACTCTGAGGCTGAGCAAGCCCTTGAGATGGGTAATAATGCCGATCGTTTTGCAACTGACATTGCACGCCGCATTAAGACCGAATTAGAAACTAGCTTTGCTTCTTTCTGTATGAAAAACTCTGGTTTGACTTACGGAACGCCGGGCAATTTTGTTGATTCTTGGTCTGAAGTTGCGGGCGCTGGTGCACTTATGTCGTCTACTGGTGTGCCTGATGATGGTAACTGGTGCTACCTATTCAACCCATATTCACAAACCGCTCTAGCGAATGAGCAACGCTCTTTAGGTGTTAATCCTCAAGTGGCCGATGCAAATTCTCGCGCCGTGGTAAGTGAAAACTTTGCAGGCTTTAAAGTAATGCGTGCGACTAGCTTGGATACTTACACCATTCCGGTTGGTGCAGATCGTGTTGGCACTCTAGCTGCTAATCCAATCGTGACTTATGTAAATGCAAAAGACACCATGACGCAGGTTCTATCTATCAGTGGTCTGCAGGCTAACCTAGCAATTCCAGCGGGCCAGCCAATCTCTATCACTGGCGTTAATCGTTTGAACCTATCAACTCGTAAACCGTTTGTTGATCAAACTGGTAGCCAAGTAGAATACACTGCGGTTGTGGTAGCTGATGCGGTGGCTGATGGTGCTGGTGCGGTGACTCTAACTGTTACCGGTCCTGCCATCTTTGAGGCAGGCGGTGCTTACAACACTGTTACGCGCGCGCCTATTTCAGGCGATGTTGTAACACTTCTAGGCGCGGAAGATACCATTAACCAGCCTAACCTATTCTTCCATCGTGATGCGTTCACTATTTGCTCTGTACCAATGGAGAAACTAGACGCTCAAGATACTCTAGGTATGACTGAGGATGGCTTACAGCTTCGCGTATCGAAAGGTTCTGATTTCGAAGCTAACCGCAACAAGTTACGTATCGACCTTCGTCCAGCGTTTGGGGCAATGAACCCATTCATGGCTGGTCACGGTTACGGCGTAGCTTAACCAATAGGCGCATCTTTCGGGGTGCGCCTTCTTTTCACTCTATAGGAATATCATGCTAACTAAATACATTAAGCCTAATGGCG